AAATCCAGAACCGTGAGTCATAGACCCATTGAACGTGCCGCTCGTTCCCGAAACCAAGCAACGCGCATTTGGCCCCGCCGCTCCCCAGATAGGGAGATACAACCGCTTCAACTCCGAATACCACCCCTCATCCTTGCCGCTAACGAAGAAGTCGTTGATGGCGGTCTGCGTTGCTGGAGGAACATTCGCTCCGTCCCCCATGAGCAACGCAATGTAAGCCGCTGCGTCGGGGTCAAAACCACCACCGTTGAGAGGGTCCGAAAGCGGCCTGCTGAACGGAAACGTCATCGGACGAGACAGCTTGCGGTTGTAGTGCTGGCTTTCAAAAAGCTCCTTGTCACGCCTAGTAGTCTTCATGGGAGTAGAGTGTCGCCGCCTAAAGCATCAGGGGTAGATAGGCTTGATAACAACATCAACATCCAGCGACCCTCCACCACCGGAAGCGACGACTTGGATGTCTGAGACTGGGGATGTAAATAATCCTCCCCCAGCAGCGGTCAGTGTGGTATCGGAACCTACATCGACGTAGGCATCTTTAACCTTGTGCTGAAGTTTAACTGTAGCTCCATCGAACGTGCCGCTCACAAGGAATGCGTTGGTCTTACCGTTCGTGGTGTTAATTGCAGGAGTGGATGCTGCGTTGTAGCTGCCGTTCGATGTGATGGTAGCTTCGGTTGCGTTAATGGGCATGGTCTTAGTATGGTATGTTAGATCCTGTTCCGGTCGTTGACGACGACACCGTAGGGCGGCGAAGAACCAAGGAGGCTGCTCCGCGACGCTTTTTAGGAGTGTCAGTGGCAGTCTTTCGCGCCTTCACGGTCTCGGCAACAGCCGTAGGTGGAGGTGGAGCAACAGGTGGTGGGGGAGGTGTTGGAGTCTTGGGCGATGACATGCACATGGTTACAGGTGGTGGTGAGTGTTAGGATGTGAATGACCTTTCAACTTGATCTTCCAGAAGCCTCTCCAAAAACAAAACAACTTCGCGTTGACCGCTGTAAAAGTCGATCTCACGAAGTGTTTCGCTGGGGGTAAAGTCCCTTGGAGGGAAGCGGTCTCTTAAGAATTCCACTATATCTTCAGGGACGGAGGGAACAAAATCAGACATAAAGGTCTAATATGGGTCAAATATCGTAAAGCTCACTAGGAAGCTCCTCATTGTCCATCGAGGCCATGGTATCATACAGGGCCATTGCGTTCCATATAACAGCCGCGAGATGGTCCTCATCTATGTCCCCCTCCATGAATGCCCACAGGTGGCGGTAGATGCTGTCAACGTATCTCGATACCGGGATGCCCTTCTGCCAATTGTCCCGCCCGTATTTCAACGCCCCGTCTTCAAACCGCTTTGACACGGCTCGTAGGGCGGTTGTAGGTATGCAGGAGGGTAGACCCTTTCCAGCCATCGCGTCACGGACGGCCCCTGTATTAAAGTTGGTGCGATCTCCGCTGTCAGGGAGTGTTGTTAGTTTGGTGTCCATAGTTTTACTTCGGTTGTTTCTGGGTTGTAGTCTCCGTCGCGGAGGATGTAAGCCATGCGAGCGTTCAGGAGAGCTTCTGTCTCTGACATCCCCGCCTTCTCGTAGGCAGCGATAACAGCCTCCCAAGTCACGCCCTGCTTATCTAGGATCTTCTCAGCCGTTTTGATTCCCACTCGCGGGACTCCGAAGTAACCATCAGTAGCGTCCCCGGCAAGGGTCTGTGAGAAGTGAGCGTAGTTAGCCTCGTCCTCGCTGATGACCCTCATCTCATCCCTAATGAAGTTATACCAAGTGCATGGCACTGTGGCGAAGTCCTTGTCCCCTGAGACCACGATAGACCCATCACGGTCCCGCGATCCTAGAATACCTAGCATATCGTCAGCTTCAAGGTTCTCCCAAAAGATGATGGGCCATTCCTCACAAGCCCACTCGCGGAGCGCACCAAGACCCAAGGGAGTTCGCTTCTGCTTTCGGTGAGCCTTGTATAACGGATTCATCTGGTGACGGAATGTTACCCGGTCGGAGAACGCCAGTGATACATCATCCGAATCCAGTATCTCCTCCAGCCCGTCAATGAACATCGTGAAGGAATCCTTAAGGTCTGAGAAGTCAGAGTGAACGGTGAATACTTCATCGTCCCATTGTATCTCCTTCTCAGCGGCGAACGCTGCGCGGTAGAGGATCATGTCCCCGTCGATTAGTAGCTTTTTCATAATGTTGTTGTATGTCGTAGTTTAGTGAGTCTCCTTCCAGTTCGCGCCCACCTTGTATTCTCCATCAAGCTCGCAGCGAAACTTGAGAACCTTGCCAGCCTCTTTGATACTGTCGCAGAACTGACGGCCCAAAGCCTCGGCGTGGTCCGGCTCACAGGAGAACTGAACTTCGTCGTGGATGTTACCGTGAAGCTCGTAGGGAAGACTAGCCTTCTTAACGAACAACACCAACGCTTGCTTCATCACCACTGCTCCTGCGGATTGGAGGAGAAGGTTCAGTGCTGAGTGCGAGGAGCGACACGGCAACAGTCTCCCGTCCAGCCCTTTGAGAACCGGGGAAGTTTTAAGTTGCGCCTCGACGGCTTTCGTAAGGCGAGCAATCGCCGGGGTCTTCAGCAGGAACTCACGCTTGAGCTTCTTGCCGTCTGCCCTTGTGCCTTTCACTATGTCCCCGATCTTCTGATCCCCCGCCCCGTAAAGGAAGGCGTAGATAAACGTCTTAGCTTGGTCACGACTAGGAAGTCCAGCAGCGGTCTGGTTCACAGTGTGGATGTCCCCTTCCAGAATCTCCTTCGCGTAGGCTCCCCCGTCCCACCGGAATAGGTAGTGAGCAAGACACCGAAGCTCCAGGCCTGACGCGTCCGCTCCGACCAATACCTTACCCTCGGGGACCGTGAAACACTCACGGCACTCCGCACCGTATGTTGCTCTCGCAGCAGGAACCTGAGCGACGTTAGGTCTGTTGTGAGTGCAGCGTCCAGAGATAGCTCCGTTGGTGTTGACCTGCCCGTGGATACGTCCGTTATGCTCCAGCTTTAGCCAAGCGTTCTTTCCCTCGGCAACTTGACCGAGACGTTTAGTAAGCAACAAATACTCCAGCAACTGGAGAGCCTCGGGACTGCCTATATCACGCAGCACTGCTTCGTCAATCTTCGGACGCTTACCGTCGTAGGCTACAGGCTTCCACCCAGCAGTCATCAAGCGCGACGCGATTTGGTCCCGGCTGTTAGGGTTGAACGGAACGGTCTTGGTCTTGTTGCCTGTGTTAACAGCCTTGTTAGCCAACACCTGCTTCAGCCCTGCTTCTTTGAGTTGCTTCTTCAGGTCAGCTTTCGTAGTCGCCTTGAATGTCTTGCCCTCCGCTTTGAGAACCCACCCCGAAGGTGTCTTCATCTCCTCGACTGTGGCCGGGAACGACTCCTGCAAATCCCCCTGCAACTCAGCGCGACGCGCCATGAGCTTTTCGGTGAGCTTGAGGGCAGCAGCAGCGTCGAAGGGCCATCCGTTATTCTCCTGAACCTGCATCGCCTTGGCAAAGTCATGTTCAAGGTGCAGCATCTGACGCGACGGCTCGCTGGCAAGGAAGTGTTCAAACAGAGCCGCTGTCACCCTAACGTCCTGCTCACAATAGTCCTGCATCTCTTGGGACCAACTGCTCCAATCTTCGGTGTCGCCGTGGTCGTCTTTAAGGGTTCCTAACCGATACCCCCATGACTTCAGGCTGTGCCGACCGCGCAGGTTTTTCGGCAACTTACTCTCAGGGAGCTTGCAGTCCTCGGACATCATATCAGGGTGGATGACCTGCGACATCACCATCGTGTCCACCACGTTCGCAGTCACCTTGTAGCCCAGCTTGCGTAGAGCAGGAGCATCAAAGCCGATAGCGTTGTGGCCACAGATGTTGTGCGCTGAGTTTAACAGGTCAACCCCTTCTTGGAGATTCCCCTCCACAGAGTTGAACGAGCGCATTTCCTTTGTGGACGGGTCGAAGATGCTTATGCAATGAAAGTCCTTCAGCCCCCCAAGGGTAGGCCAATGGTCGATTGCGTTAGTCTCTATGTCGAAGAACAGTATCTTTTTCTTTTTCATGTGAGTTGGTTGATAAGTGTTACAAAGGCTTTTGCTGCGACAGCAGGGACGACTCCGTTACCCAAGAGCCTAATTCTGTCCACCCTGTTGGCACACCCATCAACCACTCGACCCAATCGGGGTTCAGGTGGCCACGGCCTGATTTGTGTTGAACCGCATCTGGCAGACTGTTGCTCATAGGGTTTCTCTTTTTTGCTGCCAAGGTTTCTGGCATAACCGCCCCCTTGTAATCGCTTGCAGTTGGGGTTGGCCACGATTCCTCGATTATCACAGCTGTGCCCAGAGGTGGGGTGTTCCTCTTGAACTGACTTGGGCAAGGTGTGTTGTGGGATTCGTTGACAGTTATGGTTGGCCAGTTCTTTGCTGATCCCAAGGATAAACACTCTCTTTCTCTGGTGAGGTGCGCCGACTTCACTCGCTGAGAATATTCCTGCCTCTGCTCTGTAACCCAATCCTTCCAGTTCTTCGAGGACATATCTAAGAACCGAGTCTCCATCGGCGGTCTTACTTGAGATAATTCCTTCAACGTTTTCGAGGAAAACAATTCGAGGTTTGCAGTCCCGGATTCCGTCTCGGATGTAGGGGAACAGATGTCGTGGGTCCTCAACTCCCTCACGCTTTCCAACATTACTGAAGGGTTGGCACGGGAAGCCTCCAGAGAGGATGTCCACAAGTCCACGAAACTTTCGGTATGGGAAGGTCTTAACGTCCGTAAACACAGGAGCCGCATCCAAGTCTCCCGCTTCCATCTTTGCAACCAAGTTCGCGACCGGGAATCCTTCCCTCTCCACGTAAGCGATCTCTCGCAGATTTGGGAGAACTCTTCTGAGTCCAAGTCCAATGCCTTCGTATCCACTACAGAGGCTAAGGTGTGTAATTGTTTCGGTATTGTTATCATCGTGTTTCATTAGAGTTCGTTAAAGGTATAT